GACGATGCGGTTCCCGTTGCATTGACCTCAACGTAAGTGTATCCGTCTTCGGTTCCCGTACCAATCACGGTGAACGTCAAACCAGCAGATTGCAAAACCCAGTTAGTCGGTAGCGTAGACGGAGCAGCAGCCCCGACCATTGTAGAGTTCCGTACTTGGTTAGTCCTCACCTTCTCAATAAGACCCGCACTATTGACTCGGGTGGCGGTATCGTTGCTGCGGGTGAAGACTAAATCTCCTGTGCCGTCCGTTGGAACAGCACTATAAACCTTTCCAGTCTTGTAGCCAGAAGGAATCATTACTAAGGATGCGTCTTGATAAAAACTACTCATTGTTTGTCTTATATAGTTTTTAACTCCTTATAGAATAATTAGACGGCATCGATATTCTCTCCAAACTCAATCGTTGGCAGTTTGTGGAGTTCCTCCAATGCCTTGACAATGTTGGTCACCTCAACCAAGTTGAAGCAGCCCTTTGCGATGGCGATGTTCAACGCTTCGGTTGTGACTTGTAGTGCTACTGAATGTTCCATTTAGAAAGGCAACGGGGTAGAGACGGGTGAAACGGGAGGGTTGATAAGAGAATCAATTTGACCTTGAATGCAAGCCTCAAGATTAGCAACGCCATCAACGCCAAGTTCCTCTTGAACCCAACCGATTACGATTTCATTCGTAAGGTCAGCGTAAGGGATGAAGGTGGCTACTGATTCGGTAGAGAATCTTGCGGTGTTAGATAGGCTTGCGGTGTACTCGCCATCAACGCCTACCACTTCGTAGTTTGCGATTACAACGTAGTCTTGTTCGGTTCCGATTGTCTCGGTGTAAAGGGCAGTTACTGCCCAAGTGAAGGTTGTCATTATGCTAAAAGGATTTTGCGGGCTACGCCGTTAATAAATACGTTCCATACGTTTGCTGATGTGTTGATTTCGGCTGCTACTATGCCATTGATAATAGTTGTAGAACCAAATCTCATTTGATTGTTTCCCGTTGCGGTATCGGCAACACCTATCATAGAGGTGCTTGAAACAACTCCCGATTGTTGGGAGCCAATCATAACATTAAAAGAGCCCGTTGTAACGCTTGAACCCGATGCATAACCTAAAAACGTATTTTGCGCACCCGAAGTTGCAAGTATTCCCGATTGAAAGCCCAATGATGTATTTTGTCCACCCGTGTTAACCTTCAATGCTTGATAGCCTATCGCAGTAACTCCCGTTCCACTTGTGTTGGTAAACGCTGCCTCAAAACCGACTGCCGTGTTGTTGGAAGCGGTGTTGTTTTGTAGGGCTGCTTTTCCGATTGAAGTATTATAAGACCCCGTAGAGTTAGAATAAAGGGAATATACGCCATTTGCGGTATTGCTACCACCCGTTGTATTTAATCGCATTGATTCCAAACCTACGGCAGTATTATCTGCTCCCGTTGTGTTTGCAGATAATGTCGTAAAACCTAATGCCGTATTGCCACTTCCCGTACTCAAACGCAACGCTTGATAGCCAATAGCAGTAATATTCGTTCCACTCGTGTTGGTCAAAGCGGCCTCATAGCCTACGGCAGTATTATTAGAAGCGGTGTTTAATGATAATGAACTTACTCCAATAGCGGTGTTGGCGCTGCCCGTAGTGTTTACAAACATTGAAGCGGTTCCAATACTAATGTTATTGCTACCCGTAGTGTTTGCCGCCAAAGCCCTATCTGCTACTGCAGTGTTATTTATGCCTGTAGTGTTAGCAGTTAAAGCAACACTACCAACCGCAGTATTCGCACTACCCGTGCTAACCCGCAACGCTTGGTAGCCAAGAGCCGTGATGCCCGTACCGCTCGTGTTGGTAAACGCTGCTTCATACCCTACGGCGGTGTTGTTTGCGGCCGTGTTGTTTTGTAAGGCAGAGGAGCCTACCGCAGTATTATTACTTGCCGTTGTAGAAACCAACAAAGAGCCTGCGCCTATTGCAGTATTTCTTCCTCCCGTTGTTGCCGCTCGCAAAGAAGCCCATCCAAGTGAAGTGTTTTCTGAAGCCGTTGAGTTTGCAGTTAAAGCGTCAAGACCTACTGCCGTGTTAAATGCTCCCGTAGTATTTGAATCCAAAGCACCACTGCCAAAAACCGTGTTCGTTGTAACCGCCCCCGCACCATAGTTGGTCAAAGCGGTTGTTGATACAAGCAAAGGCAAATCGTTGCCCAAGCCATCACTCAAACGCTTGAGCGTTCCCGTGATTGGCTCGTTGTCCCCGACCTTGATGAGGCCGTCGTAGGTGGCCTGAATTCTTTCTCCTGTTAATGTGTTTCCCATTTTGTGATAATTATAAGTTCCAAATTTCTGTTGTTGTGCTCCAAACTTCGATGCTGGTGTTCCAAGCTATCTCAATGTAAGAGTTTAAGTCAAATAAAGCATTGGTAAAGCAAGACTGGCCCTCAATAGTAGCACCATCGTCACTCCAACGCTCAAAAATAAAGTCTACGTAGTCACCAGTATTGCGAATGCCTAATTCAAATATCTCCCTAGTAAGGCAAGACGTTCCTTCTACAATGCCGCTGTTGTTGTCTACCACATACTGAGTGTAGTTGGTAGTAAACAGCTGTGCTGCTCCGCGTAGGAATCCAGCGCCAGACGGTGTTAGGCTTATGCTTAGACCGAGACCAAGCATTGTTAGGCTATGTAGGCGATTGCGACTCCTGAGGATACCCCCACTGCGCTAAACAATCCGTAGATGGTGGTGCCAGCAAAAACGGGTACCGCTGTAAGGCTGTCTTCCGCTACTGATGTGGCGGTAATGACTGCGTCGCTAGTTACGGTAATTGCTCGGTAGAACTCTCCGCTGACGGGAGTAGATGATGAGGTAAGTACCCTAAATCCCTTCTGGCCGAATGACTGAAGCTGGAAGTTCGATGGGTTGGTAATGTTTGAATAGCTCACAATGGTAAAGGTTAAAGGTTAAAGAGAAAACGCTAATTCCCTACAAAGATAGCATTATTCTCCAAGCAAAATTTTCATCACATCATCCTCCTGCTCTTCGGTAAGCTCTGGTCTTTCGCCTTTACGCTGAGAGATGAGCTTGCTCTGTTCAATCGCTTGTTTCTTAACTCTTTCGTCTTTCCTATCTTCCTTTTCGGTCTCTAGCTCCGCCTTCTGGGCAGTGGCACTCTGCTGCTGCATACTACCAACCCCAAGCTTCAATCTCTCTAGCTCCATCTTTAGGGCATACTCCCTATCGAGAAGCTCAAGCTTGGCATTCTTATCTGCCTGAATCTTCACAAGCTCAACTTGGCTGCCAATGTTAAGCTCTTCTATTTTGCCCTGAGAGGACGCTTGCGCAGTCTGGATGTTCATCTGAGCCTGCATCTGAGAGTTCTGAGAGGACTGCTCTTGCTTCTCCCTGATGCGCTTCTTGCGACGCACCACCAACAGCCGTTCAGCTTGGTCTACGTCGCGCAACTGACGGATAGCGATAGCGTCCTCAAGGTTAATCTCTCCAATAGAGAGGGCCGCCTGAATGTTAGCCTCTAGATATGCGCGGTCTCGGTCGTTCATCTCCGTAACCACCCTAACGCCGAAGTTGTACATCGGCAAGTCCTTAAACGAAGAAAGTACCTTCATATTCTCCATACCCACAGCGTTCTCGTAGGCCTTAAAGACAACAGACTGCGGGGGGAGGATTTGAAGACACTTAACGATGTCCTCACACACCTTACGGAATAGCACCATAGATGCATTGGTAATGTCGTACAGAGCGTTGTTAGAGGCTTGTATCGCCTGCTCCCTAACGCCAACCAATTGCTCTCCCTTGGGGCTTGTTCCGTCCATAACCTCGTTGATGCCCGTAGCATCACGAATCATACGCAGAGCGTGGTTGTAGATGGTGATGAGCTCGTTGATGTTTCTGATGCCGTTCTCAAGGGTTCGGATTGGAGGATTTTGGAATCCGCCATCTGCGTTCTTACTGCGGTAGTAGAATACACCCGTTTGTTCGTAGATGTCTTGGATTTCAAGAGGCTGAAGTTCTCCTCCACGCCCAAGCTGCACGTTCTCAAGTCCCTCGATGTCAACGATTAAGCCGTCAGGCTTTGCCTTGGCAATGGACTGCTGAAGCTTTAGGTGGGTAATCTGAATTTGGTCGGCAAAAGTAATAACACTGCCTACCAAGCTCTTAGGAATCATACGGCGCAAGTTTACCGCGATGGCGCTATATGAGAACCTAGCCCTGCTAAGGTCGTGAATGTTTTTTGGAATGTTTTTCTTTAAGCCGTAGTCAAACAAAAACTCCGTACCCACAATGTACTTGCCGCCATAAATGGTGGCATTCTGCATATGGACAGGCTCTCGGTCATAGACAGACTGAGACGGGGCCTTATATTCATATCCCTTGTAGTAGAATCCTATGTTACCAAACCTAGACTCTTTTTTCTCAAAGACAATGTCGTCTACGCTAAGAAATTCAAATTCAAGGATAGGGACAGTGTACTGGTCATATCCGTACTGGTACACGCCAAGAGAAGAGTCGTAGTATGCCTCAGACAGCTTATCTGGATTGTTGCCAAAGCTGTTGACAATACTATACGCCATTTGCTTGTACTGGTCCTCGGTGAATTGGGTTCCAGCCATACGCTTTAACTCCTGTATCGACACGTTCCTGATGTGCCCCATATAGGTGCAATCAGTAAGGTTCGGGTCGTCAGTAATGCTGTGTATAAAATACGCTGGGTCAACATAGTCTTCCTTTATGCCGTAGTTCGGGTCGTTGTTACGCTTAACAACAGCCATCCCTACCTCCACTAAGTCCTGTACGTTTCTACGATAAATCTTTTCGTTGAAATCGTTCCAGTTAAGCGTTAGTCGCGTGGCAATCTGCGCGGCAATCTCTGCCTGCGTTTTGATGCTAGTCTCAAAGAAAATCTCAGCCTCTTCGGTTGTCTCTGGCAATGCGTCAGGGTCAACAACAGTCTTTAGCCCAAGCTGCTTTGCCTCTGCAAACATTTCTTTGTTTTTGATGGCTGCGTTAATCTTTGCCCGCTCCCTATCCTTTTCCGTCTGTGATATTGGGTCAATGGCCTCTACGTTAGGGAAGGGTGCCGTGCCGAGTATTTTGTTGACTACAATCTTAACGAACTTCGGAATGATTGGTACCGGTGACCAGTCAATAGATAGAAGCGCTCCATCCCCGTTGTTTGGGTCGAGGGAGGTAAGTATCTGCTTATATATGTTCGTGTCTTGTGTGCCGTTGGCGTAGTCTCTGTTAATTTGAAACTCCTTCCAACGGATGTTGTATAAAGACCCAGTGGTATTGACTCCGCCCCACTGAGAGTATACGCCTTTCGCGTACTGCAATCCGTATTCTTTCGTGACTTTCTTGGCGTGATTAGCCAATGGGTCAGGGAAGTTTACGTTGCTACTCACATAATTGTAATCCGACATATTAAAATATCCGTTATTGTGCAAATATACAGATATATCTAACGTCTGATTTCTCGACCCTTGCGAAAAAACACTTTATCGTTAAAATCAACTTTTGGCTTTTCTGGCGCCACCTTCTGAGCGGCTATCAGCGCTAGGCCAGAGGATATTGTTAAGTCAAACTTAGTTCGGTCGTCAATCTTAAAGTTAATCCAATCTTCAAGGGTTCTATTGAAATACATTTTACCAAACAAACCACTCTCGTCGTTAGAGCCCACGTGGTGATAGATGTATGCTTCAATGGCCTGAGCGTGAGCCTGAATGACGTCTTGGCTGTTGGATGGTATTCCCTTTGTCTTTACCGTTACGTGCGCGGAGGTAGAGGAAAGATGTGCCGGCCTTGCCATTAAATATCCGTCATAGCCTCTTGACTCAAAGTATCGTACAATGCCATATTTGTTGTTCTCCACCAAAAGGGGGAAACCGTAAAATACCGAAGCCATCAAAACATCTTCATAGAATATTTTCGCCAGCGGTGGTCGCGACGCGTACTCTGCCACAAACATATTCGACGGGTACTGCATATTAAACTTAGTCATTAGGTGGCAGGCCCCTTTTGAGGCGCGTCCGTCTGTCGTTGCGTCGAGGTCATAGGAGTCAACCCCGCCACATCCAAGGAAGTAGTTGGGGGCAACCTTCTGATTTCGCTCTATCTGAGTTTTATTTCTAAGCTCAATTGGGGGCATCCACGTTATGCGCCACCTTCCGTTGGGGTCTGGCTTAAACATTACCTTGGTATCCTGAACTCCACCCTCCCAACAAAAATTCCCAATCACCACCGGGTTGGGGAACAGCTCATCGTTGTATTGAATCTGCTCATAAATCTTAGTGATGTTAAACAGCGATGCTTTTGTAGAATCTCGAAACGCTTCATCTTCGGTAAAGGGAAACTGACGAATAATCTCATTGAGCTCGTAGCTGTTATGCTGCTGGCCCTTGCGCTCGTTCTTTAAGAATGTCCTTGCCCCGATGGAGGTGAGCGTACCGTCCTCGGTGATTGTTGGTACCGTCGGGTCTTCTACAATAGGCATCCCGTACTGGTCAAAGAATCCCTCAAGGGCTTCGTATGCCGGGATAAATATTTTATATAAACCGCTTTTAGTCCTGCCGTTTTCGTTTCTTTGATTTGGGTCGGAGTCGTGATAAAGGCCTCTGAATTCTCTGCCTCCTCTGTCAAGGGGGTTTACGGTAGAGCCAATCATCGCCTTTCCAATCACCTTACGGCCAACAATAAGACAGGTGCGGTGGATGCGCCATATCTCGCGAATGTCAATCCCTTTCTCGTATTTTCCAGCTTCGTCGAAAAACAATCTGTGGGCCTTGCTTCCGTCATAGGCATTCATAACTGTATTCTTCCAGTTGATGATGGTGTCCAATGCCTCTCCTCTAGTCGCTGTTTTATTGTTTTTGGTAATTCTTTTTGAAGGCTCACGAAACGCAAGCTCCATACGCGGGTTTGTCGTTCCGTCGATTACCGGGGCAAAGAAAAACGGGTAGCTTTTAAAGATGGGGATTATCTTGGAGCCAAAGACAGCCTCTTGTGCGTCGGCACCCGTTTTGCTCATAATGCCGAGTAACTTATCCTTTACCTGAGAGCCTTCGTCCACCAGTGTGGCGGCACTCATATTGGTATAACCAGAGCGTCGGCACTTGGTGTAAATCTGCCCGAGACACCGTGGGTCTGCCTCGCAAGCAGCGAAGTGAATGAAGAGTCTCCTCTGGAATTCAAGATAGCTTGGGTATCCAATGTCTATGCTGCTCCACTGGAGGAACATATAGTGGTGGCTCGTGATGTATGTCGCTATCCCGTTATTGTAAAACCAAACTCCTTCTCTTCGGCGGCGGAACTCCTCTTCGATGTATGACCCCCACCTAAGCTGAAACTCACGCGGCGACTCATACCAGTCGTCCATACTCTTAACCTGATTTAGCTCCTTTGGCATCTCCTGACGTTGCCATCTTTGGTCCTTAGGCTTGAGGTTATAGAATAAGATATTTTTCTTTTCTGGCTTCTTAGGAAGCTGTATCAGCAGGGACTCAATCTCAATAATCTCGCCCTCGGTGTCGTTGGGGCAAATATTAATTACCTCTTTGTCTTTTATTATTTTTAATCCAGACATCCTCTATCGCCTTGCGTTCCGTTCTGCAAAGCCGCCTTTGAAGTCTTTTTTCTCTTCAATCTCTCCGGTCTCGGTGAGGGTTCTAACCATCTCCTCAAGCCTTTGCCGCTCTTGTATTAGCTCACGAGCGTCTACCGCAGTTTGCTTTATTGACTGCAATTCCGCTTTTCTAGCGGAGCCATTAATGTCGGGGTCAACGGGCTTCTTTATTTCTTCAATCATATTATTGATTGCCACACCCATTGACTCAAGAAGACGCTGCGCTGCGTCTACGGTGGTGAACTTATCCTTTGTAGCCATAGTCAACAGCAAGTAGGTGATTTACGTTCATCCGCCAAAGCTTCTTTCCGTCAATTTCCATTTCATAATCTGCATCCTTGGCAAAATATACTACGTCTCCCTTTTTAACACCCAGCTCCTT